CCGGAAGGTGCTTTGTGGACAGAAACGCTTGCAGGTTTAAAGAACGTTTCAGTTTCGGGCGATGGCTTTTTTGAGGATAGCACAACCGAGGCGCGGATGAACACAGTGGCGATGGCCGCTGACAACGTGGCAAACTTCCAAGTTGTTGTTCCAGACTTTGGAACATATGCAGGCGCGTTTCGCTTAACCAGCGTTGAGTATGGCGGCGAAACAGAGGGCGGCGTGAGTTATTCTTTGTCGCTTGAAAGTACCGGCGTCGTTACCTTTACGGCTGCTTGATGACTATCACGGCTGAAGCGCCGCGTGGGGGCGTCTCCGAATATATCGGGGACGCTTCTTATGTGTTTTTGATGCGGAACCGCGAGATTGAGCGGTTTGAGGATAAGCATCGCGGCATTTTTGAATTGTGGGAAAGTTTTTTTGGGCGCGGCAAAAAGCCAACTAGCACCGAGGTGCGTGATTTGTTGGCATTGGCCTTGGTCGGCGGCGGGTTAAAAGACCATGAAGCCGACAAGGTTATTTTGGGCTGCAATCCTGAAGACCTGATGCGGCTCTACCAAATTGGGCAAGCCGTTCTTGGTGTTGCGTTTATGCCGGACAGTGTTGACGAGGCTGACGTAAAAAAAAAGACGGTGAGCCAAACCCAAAGCGACTGAATGTCCGCGCCATGATTGCTAACGGCATTGTGATTGGTTTACGGCCTAGTGAAATTCGTGATATGATACCGAAAGACACTTGGCTGGTGTTTAAGGGCTGGAGCGATGCCCACAGTCCAGCCAAGCCCGGCAAAGATGCAATGACTGCGGAACAATACCGCGAACTTGTGAGGCGCGTTGATGGCAATTAAGGCAGAAGAACTAAACGTCATTTTGACTGCGCGAGACAAAGAGTTTCAGCGCAAGATGAAGGCAGCCGAGCGCCGGGTTGAGTATTTCAAGAAGCGGTCTAACCAGAATTTAAGTTCGGCGTCCAAGAACTTTGATATGCTTTCATCTGCGGCTAAACGTTTTTTGCCCGCTCTTGGTGCTGGAATTATTGTTGCGCAGGTTCGGCGCATAACAACCGAGATGGACGAAATCGGCAAGAAAGCAGATCAGATCGGCATCACAACCGATGCCTTGCAAGAATTGCGTTTCGTTGCTGAAGGCGCGGGCGTTTCGCAGTCTGCGTTTACATCCAGCCTTGAGCGGTTTTCAAAGCGTCTTGGCGAGGCTGAAATGGGCATGGGCGCAGCCAAAAGGGCGCTTGAGGAAATGGGCCTTGAGGCATCCGACCTTACAAAAATTCCGCTTGAAGATGCATTGAAGATTATTGCAGATGAAATGCAATCTATTGAAAGCCCCACAGAACGCGCTGCGCAAGCGGCGGCGCTCTTTGGCCGTGAAGGTGTGGCAATGGTCAATATGCTGCGCGAAGGTGGTGATGCATTGGGCGAGATGCAGCGTGCTGCCAAAGAGGCTGGCGCGGTTATTGATAAAGATTTAATACGCAATGCGGAAGAGGCCCAGACAAAGCTTGATGCGGCTTCAAGGGTTATCAATGCGCAGCTTTCGGTTGCCTTGGCTGAATTGATACCGTTGCTTGTGACAGGCGCGGAGGGGTTTGCTGCCTTAGTCAAGAATGTTGTCGGGGCAATTCAGGCGGTTGAGAATTTTGTTGACCCGCAAACCGACTTGGAAATTGCGACTGATAATGTTGTTGCAGCGATGGGCGATGAGATTAGGCAGTCTCAGCAACTGGACATCGCGCTTGGCCGTTCAACGTCAATGTCTGCGGAAGCGGCACGACAAAAACTTGAAGAAGCAATGGCACGCCAAGAAAATGCCAAAGCAGCTATTAATGAGCAAAAGGCCATTGCGCTCGGATCGGATGCATATCAATCGCTAATTAACCAGATTGAAGCCAGCCAAGATGCAGCGATGAGCATTAGCGCTGCGCCTGATACGCTTGTAAGCCCGTCCAAGATTGCAGCATATGAAGCGGCTCAACAACGGTTGGTGGAACTGCGCACCGAGCAGGCCAGAATGCTTACTACGGACCAAGAATTGACAGATCAATTTGAAAGAACAACCGCAAACATTGCCGAACTTGAAGATGCTCTTGTTAACGCAAGCAATGGCATGGTTACTTTTGGCGAGGATATGGCAAACCCGATTGATGCATCCGATAGATTGTCTTCAAGCGCATCAAGCGCGTCGGCATCCACGGACGAATTGCTTGCAAACTTGGCGACGGCTTCACCTGCATTGCAGCAGCTTGGTTTTAATGCGCAATTTTTGGAGAGCGCAATGCAAGGCGTCGAAAGCAGCATGGAAAGCGCCTTTATGTCTATGGTTGACGGAACGCAAACAGCCAGCGAAGCCTTCAAAGGAATGGCGACGGAAATCATCAAGGAACTGTATCGCATTTTCGTGGTGAAGCAGATTGTTGGCTTGGTCAGCGGCTTCATTGGCGACCCATCCATGTTTGGTGGCATGGGCGGCACATCGCCCGTTAACGGTAGCATCCGCCCCATTGCACGCGCATCCGGCGGAACTGTTCAGGCTGGGCAGTCCTACATGACCGGCGAAAGCGGGCGTGAATTGTTTGTGCCTAAGACGGATGGCCGCATTTTATCACCGGCGCAAACAAGCAACATGGGCGGTAGCAACTCCGTTGTTGTCAACCAGACAATCAACGTCAGCACTGGCGTACAGCAAACGGTGCGGACTGAAATCAAGACGTTGATGCCGCAAATTGCAAACGCGGCTAAGGCGGCGGTGGCTGATGCAAAGCTGCGCGGCGGCTCTTACGGAAGGTCTTTCGCATAATGGCAATCACATATCCCTTATCACTGCCGACGGTGACGGGCATTCGCGCCGTTGATTTTAGGGCGGTCAACGCAGTGGCTTACAGCGCGTCACCGTTTACATTTAGCGGGCAGGCGCACGCATACCCCGGCCAGATGTGGACAGCGGATATTACGCTGCCACCGATGAAGCGTTCGTCGGCAGAGGAGTGGAACGCTTTTATGCTTTCGCTGCGGGGGCAGTCCGGCACGTTCTTGTTAGGCGACCCGTTGGGGTGCGTGTTGAGGGGTACGGCGTCAGCTTGCACCATCACGGGCGACGCTGGCGCAAACACTGTCAGCGCGACTGTGCCAACCGGCGAGACGCTCCTGCCGGGGGACTACATCCAGCTTGGCGCTGGTGCTGCGTCGCGCTTGCACAAAGTGACGCAAAGCTACACCGGCACAGGTGCGGCGGCTGACTTGGAAATATGGCCGTCACTGCGCACAGCCGCGGCTGCCGTTTCCGCCACGCTATCTGACTGCGTCGGCGTCTTCCGCCTGTCCAGCAATGAAACAGGCTGGGCGGCTGACATTCAGCAATACTCCATCACCTTTGGCGCGAGGGAGGCGATATGAGCCGCACGGTAGCATCATCTCTCATAACGGCATGGGCAGGCGATACGGCGCAACCTTACTTTGCGGTTGAGCTGGCGCTGACGAGCGGTACAATCCGTTTCTGGAGCGGGTACGGCGAGCGCACAATCAACGGCGACACATACATCGGCGCTGGGCAGCTTGTTGGCATCACGGGGCTGGAGGAGGTTGCTGACTTGTCCGCAAAGGCGGTCACTGTCAGTCTGAATGGCGTCCCCGGCGATCTTATCAGCTTGGCCTTGCAGGAGCCTTATCAGCGCCGCAAGTGTCGCGTTTACTTCGGGGACGTGACGGCGGTTGACGTGGTTGAGGTGTTCACGGGCCGCTTGAACAAGATGACGATTGAAGACACTGCCGAAACTGGTGTCATTGATATTCTTGTGGATAGCAAAATGGTTGAGGCAGAGAAGTCCAGCAACCGTCGATACACCAGCGCAAGTCAAAAATCACGACACTCGACGGACACCTTTTTTGATTATGTTGCGGCAATTCAGGATGCGGAGATCGTATGGGGACGCAACGGCTAAAGTATCAGCAAGAGTTTTTGCGCAAGATACGGCATGAATTGTATGGGCTATTCTTGGCGCATTGGCGCGAGATTGCGCTGAACAAGGACAAGATTGCGCTCAACCCTGATTGGGATGCTTACTTTCAGCTTGAGGCTGATGGTCGGCTGGATATTTTTACTGCGCGGGACGATGGCGTGCTTGTCGGCTATGTCTTTGTGTTGAAAACGCGTCACTTGCACTACAAAGATCACCTTATGGCGATGACTGATCTTGTCTACCTTCACCCCAAGCATCGCAAAGGTTGGAACGCCAAGAGGCTGTTTGAGTTTGCGGAGCGCTGCATGAAGAAAGATGGTGTTTCGACGTTCACAATCGGGATGAAGCACCACAAACCGTTTGCTGTAATTCTTGAGAGAATGGGGTATAGTCCGCAGGACGTGACGTACTCCAAGTTCATAGGCGACTGACATGATGAAAAATACACCGTTCAATGTGATGCGTCATGCCGATTGGGACAGGTCTCCGAGGGCATTTCAAGCAGCCGCTTGGATAGTCAGCAGTCTTGCAGTCACCAATGTTGTTGCTGTGGCCGCAATTTATGTTGCCACCTACGTTGCTGTCACCGCCGTCACGTCTTGGGCAATACAGGCGCTTTCGCCAAAGCCTGATTTTGGCTCGCTCGCTTCGCAAGGTTCGCAGGGCTTGCTCGTTAACGACAAAACCCCAGTTTCGCCGCACCAATTTGTTTACGGGCAAATGCGCAAAGGCGGCACCATCACCTATTACGAAACCACCGGCACGAACAACAAGTTCTTGCACCAAGTCATTGCGCTGGCAGGGCATGAGGTTGAGGAGATCGGCGACATTTACATCAACGATGAGGTTGTGAGCGTTGACGGGAATGGCTTTGTTGGGGGTAAGTGGAAGAACAAAATCCGCATCAATAAGCACCTTGGCGACCAAACAACAGCAGACGCTGACCTGGTGAGCGAAAGCAATCAAGTCAATTCGTCCTTTGTCGGCAATGGCATCGCCTATCTTTATGTGCGCTTTGCTTACGACCAAGACGTGTTTGCCAATGGGCTGCCAATGATAACGGCTGTTGTGAAGGGCAAGAAGGTTTACGACCCGCGCACCGACACAACGGCATGGAGCGATAATGCGGCTTTGTGCGTGCGCGATTACATCCAGTCGGTTTACGGCATGGAAGACAACGACATTGACGACGTGGCGTTTCAGACGGCGGCGAACGTGTGCGACCAAGCCGTTCCGCTATCAGGCGGGGGGACTGAGGCCAGATACCCCATGAACGGCGTTGTGGGCGCCGAGGAGTCGCACAGCACTATATTGGGGCGCATGATGACGGCCTGCGCAGGAACGCTGTTCTGGGGCGCTGGTAAGTGGAAGCTGGTGGCTGCTGATTATGTGGCCCCGACAAAAATCTTAACAATGGATGACCTCCGCAGCGGCATTTCGCTTGATACGCGGACAAACCTGCGTGACCAGTTTAACGCTGTTCAAGGTACATTCACGGACGCAGCATCGCGCTGGATTACGACCGACTATCCGCCTATCACGTCAACCGTGTTTGAGGCCGAGGACGGCGGCGAGCAAACGTCTCTTGACCTTGCGCTGCCAATGACGACCAGCGCGGCGGCTGCGCAGCGCATCGCCAAGCTGACGCTGTTCCGTGGCCGTGAGCAAATGGCATTTACCGCAGACTTCGGCCTGAACGCGCTTGACGTAGAAGTCGGTGAAATCATTGCGTTGAGTTTTGAGCGGTATGGCTGGGACCAAAAAGAGTTTGAAGTGATTGGCTGGCAGTTTGGCCCAAACCAAGGCGCTGGCGACCTGCGTGTGACGCTTTCACTTCGAGAGACAAGCGAAGCGGCCTTTGATTGGAGCGCGGAAGAAAGCGCAATCATCGCCAACAACTCAAACCTTTTGGCCTATGACGATGTGCCAACGCTGGGCATTCCCGCCGACCAGATTGTGCCAAGCCTGCGCATCGTGCGCGAAAAGCTGACTGAGGTTATCACAATCAACATCACGACGGGACGCCCAGAGGCGGTTGACCGTGTTGAGGTGCAGTTTGCCAAGGCTGGCACGTCAGATTGGAAGTCACTGGGTTCTGGCGGGCTTGGAACTTATGAGGCCGTTGACCTTGAGCCTGACAGCTACAAGTTCCGTGCGCGGGCAATCAACAGTTTCGGTTATTTCGGTGACTACACCGAGACTAGCAGTATTCAGACAGCGGGTTCGGCGGCACCTCCGCAGGACGTGGTGGGCATGTTCTACGAGGTGAGCGAAGGCACGACTACGCTGGAGTGGGAGCCTGTTCCTGATCTGGACTTGTCATTTTATCGCATTCGTCACGCAGTTGAGCAAACGGGCGCGACGTGGGCAAACTCTACAACGGCGGTGGACAAGGTTCCGCGCCCAGGTACATCGGTTGCCCTGCCGACACGCCCCGGCTCTTATCTCATCCGCGCATACGACAAGACAGGCATTGCTTCGCAGAACTACACGACGATTGTTGTGAGTGAGGACGAGGTGCCGTCTTTTGCAAACACGCTGACGCAGCAAGAGGATAGCGGGTTCACTGGAACCAAGACGGGTTGTGAGTTGTCTGGAACGCAGCTTCAGATCACGGACCCGTCAACGGCACCTAGCGAAGCCACCTACGACTTCAGCGATTACATTGAGATTGATAACCAAGGCCAAGGCCAACAGCACGGCCAGACGCCAACGCCGCAGCGTGTCCGTGCGCGTATTGACGCGGCTGTGTTCCGCTCGGACGAGAGCGCAGGGCTTTGGGATGACTTGCCGGGGTTGTTTGACGACTTGCCGGGGCTGTTTGACGACTTTACGGGTGCCGCGCAGTTTGCGGACACGAACCTGCTGTTTTATATCTCAACGACAAACGACGACCCTGCGGGGACGCCAACGTGGTCAGACTACAAGCAGTTTCGCGCTGGGGAGTTTTATGGACGGGCGTTCCGCTTTCGGGTAGTATTGAAATCAACCGCCGCTAATGTGACGCCTGCAATCACGGCGCTGACGGCAATCGTGGAGTATAATTGATGGCCCAACACGACTTTAACATTGATAACCAGAGCGCACCCGCGTTTCGTGGTGATCTGAACAATGCGCTGGAGGCGTTGGGTACGCTGTCCAGTGGCGCAACTGCACCCGCGACGACTTACGCCAATATGCTATGGTACGACACGGCCAACAACATCCTGAAGATGCGGTCGGAGGCAGACGATGCTTGGATTGCTTTAGGGACGTTGGACCAAAGTGCTAATACCTTTGCCCCAGCTGGTGTGGCTGAACTAACCCAAGTGCAAGCTGAAGACGACACGTCCACAGTATTCGGGCAGGTGTCTGGGCAGCGGTTGGGGCAGGCTATTGCGGCAACTCCTACTGTGGATGTAGCGACCGCAATCGCTGCACTGCCTTTGAACGGTGTGGGCACTTACGCGATGTTATGTCGCACTTTGACAGGCAGCGACGGTGACGTAACAAAAGGGGACACTTATGCGGGTAGTTCCTTATTCTTCCTTGGTCCCCTCGGTCGCACCTCGTCCACATCCAACGGCTACTATGGTCGTGTTCACACAGCTGGGTTAAGCGGTACGTGGATGGCCACTGGTACTCACAGCAGCACGCCCATAGGTTCCAGCAACGACTTCTATCAAGGTCAACTATGGTTAAGGATAGCCTAAATGAACTATAGAAACGCAAAATTTACAGCGCAACCAAACATTATCGACTGCGAGATTGAGCATCCCAAGTTTGGCTGGATACCCTACACGCTTGACCCTGCTGACACAGATCAGACGGTAAACAACGCGGACCTTATGGCATTGGTCCAAGGTCGCAATGACGTGGCAGAGTACGTTGATCCGCCTGTTGACCCCAAAGCCCTCGCAACAGCCGCCCGCACCCAACGCAACGCCTTGCTCACAGAGTCCGACTGGACGCAGGTAGCAGACGCGCCTGTAGACAGCCAAGCATGGGCCACCTATCGGCAGGTATTGCGCGACATCACGGTTCAAGCGGGCTTCCCAGAAAACATTGATTGGCCTGTCAGTCCGTGATATAGCTGCGCTCAATCGCTTTTTATAAACGGAGCCTGACATGGCAACTCTTAATGACCGCGTGTTCGACAACGGCTTGACCGTTTTGGATACAGAAGCAAACGCAATCCACATCACGTCGGCGGAGGCAACTGACTTTGCCAACGTATCGACCGTGACGCTGGGCAACAGCACATCGCTGAGCATTGGCGCACCTGCTGACCGTGCTGGTGGTGGCCGTGAAGTTACTGTTGCAGCTATCACTGATGGGTCTGTCACAGGCACAGGCACCGCTACTCACTACGCTATTGTAGATACTATCAACTCTCGCCTTTTGGCTACGGGTTCTCTGTCTGCATCACAAGCGGTCACCTCCGGCAACACCTTCACACTGTCTTCCGTAGCAATCGGTATTCCTGATCCCGCTTAAGGTAATTTAGTATGGTAACTCTCGTAAACAGAGCCAAGATGACCACTGCCACCACAGGCACTGGCACGATTACCCTTGGCACTGCCGAGAGTGGCTATCAATCCTTTGCTGATGCTGGTGTGGTTGACACTGATGTGGTGCGCTACGTCATTGAGGACGGTACGGCATGGGAGATCGGCACAGGGACTTATTCCGCTGGAACCTTGACGCGGGTGCTGGGTGAAAGTTCTACGGGGTCTCTGCTAAACCTGACGGGCAGTGCGGTGGTGTTCGTTTCTGCTGTAGCTGACGACTTCACCCAAAGCATTGACGGTGGTTCTGCAAGTACGGTCTACATCGCGGCACAATCTATTGACGGGGGAACAGCATAATGGCTGACCAAATCCAACTTCGCCGTGACACGGCTGCTAACTGGACAAGCGCCAATCCTATTCTTGCCTCTGGTGAGTTCGGCCTTGAGACTGACACTGACCAGTTTAAGGTTGGGGACGGTACGACCGCTTGGACGTCTTTGGGGTACGGTGGTATCCAAGGACCGCAGGGTATTCAGGGCATTCAGGGTATTCAGGGCGAGACTGGACCTACAGGGCCGCAAGGTGACCAAGGCATTCAGGGTATCCAAGGTATCCAAGGTGAGACTGGTCCCCAAGGTCCACAAGGTGAACCCGGAGAAGTCACTGCCGATGGCACATTCACTCTGACCAACAAAACACTGGTTGACCCGATCATCACGGGAACTGTGGTTGAGGACGTATTCGCTTTGACAGGCACAACGCCTGCTCTTGATCCCTCCAACGGCTCTATCCAGACGTGGACCTTGACTGGTGCATCTACACCTACAGACAGCCTTTCTGCGGGTGAGGCCATTACGCTTATCGTTGACGATGGCACGGCATATGAGATCACATGGCCTACTACAACATGGGTCAACAACGCTGGTGCGGCTCCTACGCTGGCCACTGATTTGCCTACGGTCATTGCGCTGTGGAAGGTCGGCACGACGCTCTATGGCGCACTTGTAGGGGATGGTTCGTAATGCTGTGGTCTAAGATTATCGGGGCTGGTGGGGCAGGTGGCTTAGTAGAGGGCTGGAACGTATCTACTGCTGTGCTTGTGCAGAGTTTTAGTGTTGCTGCTCAAGAAACAGCACCCCGATCAGTAACATTCAAGCCAGACGGTACGAAAATGTATGTATCAGGAAACGCATTTTTCCACCAGTATAATCTTGGCACTGCTTGGGATGTGTCCACTGCTTTATTTTCAACAGAGCGTGGCAAACTGGGGGCGGAAGTTCACCCTAGTGGGTTATTCTTTAAGCCTGACGGGCTAAAGATGTATTTTACAGGTTCAAACAGCGATGCCGTAAGTGAGTGCAACATTTCAACCGCTTGGGACGTATCTACTGCATCGTATGTCCGTGGATTTAGTGTCTCTGCGCAAGAGACTGCGCCTACTGGTTTATTTTTCAAGCCGGACGGTACAAAAATGTATGTCACTGGAACAACCGGAGACGATATTAACGAATACAATTTAAGCACTGCTTGGGATGTGTCATCCGCTACTGTATCGGCGGTTTTTAGCGTCTCTGGACAAGAAAACCAACCGTTTGCTTTGTTTTTTAAACCTGACGGGATGGCGATGTATATTGTGGGCAACGGTTCAGACAATGTTCATGAATATACACTTTCAACCGCTTGGGATGTACTTACTGCATCGTATGTCCGTGGATTTGGTGTCTCTGCGCAAGACTCTGTACCTTATGGTTTATTTTTCAAGCCGGACGGTACAAAAATGTATGTCATTGGTCAAGTTTCAGATAGAGTTTATGAATACGACCTCACCGCATAAAGGACAATCCGAATGCCACACCTGAAGATCACAAACGGCCAGCCTGAGACATACTCAATCGGGCAACTACGCCGTGACAATCCAAATACGTCTTTTCCGAAAGTGCCAAGTGATGCGCTTTTGGCAGTCTGGGATATTTATCCCTACACCGTGCAGGACCAGCCTACGGTTGACTACCTGACCCAGACACTTACGCCGACGGCGCTCACCGAGGTCGATGGCGCATGGACCCAAGGGTGGGAGGTCAGCAACCTGTCCGTCGAGGACGCAGGGCGCAACATCAGATCGCACCGTGACAACCTACTGCAACAGACCGACTGGATGGCCCTAAGCGACAACACCATGACGCCGGATTGGACATCGTATCGCCAAGCGCTTCGTGATATAACTGCGCAAGAAGGCTTCCCATATAACGTGATCTGGCCCACTAAACCGTAGGAGTAACCCATGCTAGGATTTTCCCCTCTCGCCTCCGCTCCGTTAGGTGATGATGGGGTTGTATCTGCTGAGATTGTTTACCCTCTTACTGGTGTAGGTATCACTACAGGAACGCCTTCTGTTGGTGTGCCTATTGTATCTGAAGTTACAACTATTTCCCTGTTAGGTATTACTACTGGTTCACCCACGGTAGACTCGGCAGATTT